ATCCTGGGTGTGACCACCCCGAAAACTTCAAAGTATTAGAACAAATTTAAAAACTATCTATTCTAATAGGACATGACGTCGTCCTTAAACGTTATTATTGCTAACAAGTCAATCTCTGACATGTTGGATGCCTATGAAGAAGCTTCCGACAGTGCCAATATCTCTGGTGTTTCCACTCAAAGAGAGAGATTGCAAGACTGCAAAAAGGTCGAAATCTTCATTAATGTGATCTATGATATCATGAAAATATATGGGTTCATTAATGGAGTTGAAAAAAGTTTATCGAAAGAGGACAGTACTTATTTAAAGAGTAAAACTCAATTAGAAAAACTACGACTGAGGAATAGAATCCTCGAATTCGTGTATAAGACTGGCTTCGGTTCTTGGAAAGATTTTTTTAAGTACAAAATCAATGCCTTTTTCAGTTGGGTGATGGACCAAGAGGTCCCTCCAGCTCCCGCTGGATTAGATCTGTATCAAGATCTGATTCAACCTTCCTTTTTGATATATGGAAGGGGGAAAAGATTCGTACGTAATATGAATCGAAAGAAATTAGAGTCTTTTGCACAAAGTATCGCTCAATCCAAGAAAGCTGCTCCGGCCGTATCAGAAGATATGGTGAGTGAAGCTGAGTACAAATGTTGGAAACATCTTACAACCGAAAGGTTAGATGAACCCGATTTTGTCATTAATGACGGGATTTTTGAGCAACCCATTAACAGAAACGTAATCTGTTACCAACTTAGACGAACTGTTCGTGAAGTCTTTGGTGGAAAGAAGCCGGTTTGGGATGAACTTACCAAACCTTTTGTTCCTTCTACTAGTTCTCAATATAATTTCAATCGAAAGAATATGGGGGCAGTTGGTGCCTTTCTAAGCAATCCATCGATATCTGAAAAGATTAGTGGTTGTGAAGCTAAAGTGTCAATGAAAGTTGATTCGGTCCTTTTGAAAGGAGAATTGACTGAACTTTATGGAAGTGCAGGGAGAGAAGAACAGGAGAGAATTGATCGTGATTTTGAGAACATCATGACCAAGGATACTCTTGGTGTTCACTTCGATGGGGAAAAACTTTGTGAATTCTGGAAGGATGATATTTATCCTACTCTGATCGAAGAAGCTCTACGAGAGGAGCCGAAGACAATTGTAATTGGTCTTCCCGAACCTTTTAAAGTTCGGTGCATAACTGCAGGTCCTCCCTTGACTTATACCGCACTCAAACCTATTCAACAATGGTTATGGGGTGTTCTTAAGGAAGAGTCCGTGTTTCAACTTATAGGAACTCCCGTTACGGAGGAAATTGTGATGAAACAAATGGGACGGTTAGGTCTTGATGAAGATTTTATTTCTGGTGATTATAAAGCCAGCACTGATAATCTTCATAGTTGGGTTTCTGAATGTCTGTTAGATGCGCTCATGGAGTGCATTTCTGAAACTTTAATCGGTTTGGATGATCCAAATGATCCACTACGAAGGTGGTTACCGATGATAGAAAATTTGATGAAAAGAGCTTTGACAGGACATTCCATTCTGAACCCGAAATATAATGAAATATATAGAAAGGGGATGGATGAGATTCCAGAGGATGGATTTCAACCTCAAAAAGAAGGACAGCTGATGGGAAGTGTAATATCTTTTCCTTTTCTTTGTCTTGCTAATGCTGCTCTCTGTAGATTTGCTATGGAAGTCAGTGATCTAAAGAATTATAAGATCGTTGATAGATATATCGAAGGATATGAGACAGCTAGATTGTTGATCAATGGGGATGACTGTGTCTTCCCTGGCAAGAACGGAATCTTTTTAAAATGGAAGCAAATTGCCGCCTTTGGTGGTTTAGAGTCTTCTGTTGGTAAAACTTTCTGTGCGAAGGATTTTATGACAATTAATTCATGTCAGTTCAGTTATTCTGAATCAACTTTTTCCTGGGAGGACTATAGTGGTCTGATCAGTGATTTTGTTTACGAAACCATTAAATATGTTAATATGGGATTAGTTTACTGTCAGAAAAAGGATGGTACACGAGGGAAACCCTTCTATAGAATGGGGGCCGTACATCGTGATTTGGAAAAAACTTGTCCACCCGAGCTATTTAAAGCAGCTTCTAATGTCTTCCTTAAGGAAGCTAAGAAGACGAAATTTCGCTTTGCCACTGATAAATTCGGAAAGAAAATTATTGGATCCGACGGTGAGTATGTTATGTGTGAAATGAAATTCCACAACATTCGAGAGGCGAAAGTTCCCTATTACCTACCTGAATGGTTAGGAGGTGTTGGGTTGGTCCCAGATAAAGCCTTGTTCCTTCAACAGGAAAATGTTTTGTCTATAATGGGTGCTTTAGAGATAAGGGATAGTATGGCGGAGGTTTGGGTTCCCAGGACTCAGAAGGAGTCTGATGAGTGGAGGTTTCATAAATTTTATAACGATTCGATGATTGATTATCGTTTCTTAGAACATCAGAATTTTGTTGATGTCGAATTTGATGGAACTACTCGGGATTTGTCCATGGAAGAGGAAAAACTCTATGGTCTCCAAATTGTTGCTTTGATGTTTCAGAATACTCTTGATAAATTGAGGGTGAGTCTTGATCATAAGCAAGAAGAAAAACACATGCTCGAGGTCGCTTTACATAATCAGCGAGCCTGGAATCGAGTCAGAGATCCTTCTCGGCAATGGAATCTTAAAAAGATGTGGCTCAGGTATGACCCTGAGACTCTTTACAAAGATTTGCTATACGAGAAGAAACATTTTTCTTTGTCATGCTTCGATGTGAGGGAAGCAAAACTTGCAGCATTTCCTGTTCATGTGAACAGGGACCAACCTAGGGCGGTGCCCGAAGATCTTAGTCTGATTTAGGTGGTCATGGGTTTGCGAACCCCTTCAACGACACGGTTTAGAACGGTAATGCGTTGGAAATGGAATAATTGTAATGGTGGCTTACCTGGTGATTAATATCCAGTTAACCTATTCTCATTGGGATGAGAGTAAGTACCCATTAAGGAACAATTAAATTTGTATAAGTCGATCGATCTCGAGTTTTGTGCTAAACATGAATGTTAGCCCAAGATGATGACAGTCCAGTTGATTCTGGTTGCGAATTATATAAAAAGAAAGTTCCTGTCCAAAACAATAAACATTTCTAGTAGTCAAAGTGAATTACCCCAACATGATCGTTGAAGTAGGAAGAATTGGTACTCCTTCCGTTAAAATGGCATTAGCGTTG